GAGACCAATTAAATTCTTTTTTCATATGATAATTGTTTATTCCTATTCATTTTTTTAACAATAGTAACCCCAGGATTAATTGGAAGTGTTACTATTTCAAACTCATCTATAAAGTTTTTCTTAATATAAAGAGCTGTTTTATATACATCATTACATAAACTAGGTGTAAATAAAGATTCATTATAGGGGTAAGTATCATGAAAAAATATAAATCCATCTTCAATAACTCTATCTTTTACATTCATAAAATCTTTTAAGGATTGCTCGTGTGAATGATCAGCATCAATAAAAACACAATCAAATTTTACATCATCACTTAAATTATTAAAATAATCATCTGTGTACATTGTATGATATTCCATATTATCACTAAGCTCAAAAGGAGCTGGTGCAATATCAACCCCTATTGCTTTTTTACAATGTTTAGCAACTTTTTGAAAATTTACTCCTGTTCTTACTCCTAATTCTAAATAACATTCTGGTTTGACCCAAGAACATAAAAAATCCAAAAAAGAAATATGGTCAAAAGTCTCAATTGGTGGAGGAACGTTTCTTAAATGTATGGGTTTCATTAATTAAAAAATTTCAGTGTTTCTGTATTATAGCCTTGTACTTTAGCTATATGAAAATATAAATCTTCAGTGTTACCACCAAACTCAGACATAATGTTAGTAACTTCTTCTTTACTTATTTTAAATTCTTTACAAAGATTGTCTCTCAATTTAGATAATCTTTCTTCTTCCTCTTTCATAGCATCCTCATATAATTTATTATATCGCTTCCTAGCACGAACTTCAATGTCATTATAAAGTTTATCTTGCTCTGGCTCTCTACCTTTGTAGTTTTGGATAAACTCTTTTTGTTCATCCTTCATCCAATGTAACTCCCACTTAGCTTGCTCAAAATACTCAGCGTATTCAAAATCACCATTTCTAATTTTACTTAAAAGTGATGCTTTGTAAGGTAGTGATTTATGGGTTCTAAATCGTCTCCACCAATAAAAAGGCATTGCCCTTCTACCACTTGGTTTTTTAGGAATTTTCATCTTCAATTATTTTTTCCATATAAATTGCAGGATCACCTTCGGTAAATCCTTTTTTCTTATATAAGTTTACACTAGTAGGAAGACACCAAGCAAAAGCAATAGACCCAGGAAATACTTTTTTAGCGAATTTCCATCTAGCATCCCAAAGTGCTGTAAATATGCCTTGCCTTCTATAGTCTTCATGAACCCAGGCATCCATAAATTTAATTTTATCGTTAAGTTCAACTTGCATAAAAACATGACCAATAGGATGATCATCATTTGTTAAGGCAATCCATCCATATAAATTTTGAGAATTGGTCTTAATTTTAATAACTCTATAATTATCTTCCATTATATATTTAATATTGTTTCTAAAACCTTTTCAGGTGTTGAATGACATTTAAACTCTTCATAGTTTTCTTGACATCTTTCTAAAGGTGGTACTCCTTTTATAGTTCCCCATTCTTTAATTCCGTATTTTTGATTACTAGCACAAAATAAATCACACTCACCTTTTACATAATGATATTTATAATCTTGACTCCCATTCCTCCAGGGTGCTCTTAATTTAGGATTAATGGAACTACCTAAATGTACAATATGACAGTCAGTAGTCCCAGCTATGTGCAAAGGCCCACTATCCATAGTTACAACACAAAACGCATTTTTCATTAACCATCTTAGTTCAGGTACTGTAGAGTCATTTGTTAAATCAATTACACCTTCAATCTTATATAATCCTTTACTAATAAATTTTTGTTGATCATAATTCCACTCAGTTTGATTATTATCATTTCCTATAGCTACAACCTCAAAACCATTATACCTTAGTTTATCAGCTAAATATTGCCAATTTTCTTGACTCCACGTTCTAGAAGCCCATGTTTTTGAAGGATGAATAATTACATAATCATATTCACCTAAATTAATCCCAGGATCTTTTTCACAATATAAATCACATTCTAACTCATCTGTAGTTAAAGAAATACCAATGTCCCAAGCATGAAACTGCCTAATATCAATATTGTTATGTTGTTTATGATCATCAAAAACCATAGTAGTATGAACAGTATAACCTTCAGTACTATCATTAAGATTTTTTACTTCTAACACAGAAGGGTGATTTTCAAATATCACCCTGTGGTTAGAAAAAACAGTAATAGGCTGTTCATAAGTTTTAGCTAACTTATTTATAGTAGGAACAGCACTAATAGTATCTCCTATAGCATTAGTAGGAATTTTAATAGCAGGATTCATTATTTGATAAAATACTTTTTATATTTTTCATTAACCCTTACCTGATGTCTCCAATCAGTTACGTAAACAATAAGATCAGCTTGATATTTATGCTTTACAACTCTTACTTTAACATTCTTCCTTGAAGGATAAGCATTAACAAACCAAATTCCTAACTCCTTATTATAAGGTCTGTAAGGGGTTACATAAACAATAGCATCAGCTTGATACTTCCAATTTGTGAAGTATACGTTTACATCGGCTTGATACTTCATATCAACCCACTTAATGTTTTGGGCGTTTGATGTAAAACTAACGCATAAAAACGCGATTAAAACGCAAAACTTACATATCTCTTTCATGATCATAAATATGTTTTACTGTAGGAAATCTAAGAGAAATCCCACCTTTATCATTCTTAGTTTCTTCAAAATACTGAACAGTAATTGTTTTTCCAACAATAGATCCATCCATGTATTTAAGTCTTTGATCTTGAGTCCAACCACTACCTACTTTCACTCTATGGCCTTTATGTTCAACCCATACTTGTGAAAGCATTTTAATAGTTTCAGACTTACCATCTCTAACTACTTCATGATTATCAACATCATAATCTAATACTACATACTCATCATCATGAAACTTCTTAACTTTAACCAAATTTTTACTACGTTTGCCTTCATACCCAACATCTTTACGTAGCATAAATCCTTCCCAACCTTTGTCAGCAGCTATTTGACCCCACATATCAAAGTGTCTACCATCAGTAATAACAGCTTGATCTGTATAACGTAAAATATTACTGTCAATAAATCTACCTTGCATCCAACCTCTCAAGCAAGCCAACCTATCAGACAACTTAATGTTACCTTCTTTATTATCGAATTCTTTCTTAGTAAGGAAATCAAAAATCATAAAAATAGGATTCTCAATTTGGTGATCTTTACGCCTAAGTTCTTTCATCACACCCTTGAAATCCTCATTGCCATTTTCATCCATCAAACAAATCTCTCCATCAAAAACACTATTGATAATGCCTGTGGCTTCAATAGCATTCTTTACTTTGTCTAGAGTTGTAAACTCCTTACCCATTCTAGAATAAAGCGTACATTTACCATTCTCATCAGTAATAGCTAAACATCTAACGCCATCTAGCTTTCTAGAAGCATACCAATCATCATTCCAATCACATTTGCCTTTATACTCTTGAGCCAACGCAACTGAAAACGTAGGAACCAAACCAGGTACAGCTTTATTAATTACCTTATCACCTGCTCGAATGCCTAAATCCTTATCAATGATTTTGTAAATTATGTCACCAAAATCCCAATTGTCATTTGCCATAATAAAACCATTTACAGCTGCAATAGCATCGTGACCGGTTTTAACCCTATTATTCAAATCATCTAACAACTCAAATATAGTCTGATAAGTATTATACTTCATCAAACCCGAATTTTTCTTACACGTTTTACTCGTAACGTAGTACTGTTTGAATGGGTTGTATGTAGCTTCAAGTATCTTATGTACAAACGGACTACTTTGCTTAATAATGGCTACTTTCTCCAAGCTACTCGACGTAGCTCTCATCCTATCAATAAATTGCTTTACTTCAATCATTAGCAAGGTGTATTAAGTGGATCCAGTAAATACTCAGTCATCTCACCTGACTTCTCCATCTGCTCCCAACACCTGATGTTTAGGAATTTATCATCTTCTTGATAAAAAATCTCATCATAACACTCAGGATCCCAACCAATACAAAAATCAGCTTCCTCCTTAGTTAGATAAAGTTTAGTGTTGATTAGCTTCTCGAACTTCTCGTTCTTTTGCATTTCTTCATAAATGAATTCGTTCATAACCTTTATTTGTTTTAATTAATATGTCTAAATATACGAAAGCTTTCTCGGGAAGCCAAGCATTTTACCAATTACTTTCATCTTCCTCATTGCCTCTAAAGCGCTTTACCAAGCGTCTCTTTTCTCTTCGTTCTTGTTGAACCACAAGAGGTTGGCCACAACTAGCGCATTCATATAATCCAGTATCCCAATTCATTCGCATGTCTTCACATCCACAGTATGTGCATGGGTGCATAGGATTCATTTCATCATCGAACTCGTCGTATTGAATTTTACTCATTTTCTTCTAAAATTTCTGCTTCGGGAATTGTTTCACACATTAAAAAGTGGGTTTGGGTTCTAAGCACGTGATCACATCCAAGGTAATCTCTATAGGCTTGTAGTAACTCCATGTTTAATTTATTTTGACCTTTAATTTCGAAATTGTGAACAGGTACTTCACGTTTAACTATGTAAGCACTGTCATTTACATACTTTAAGTAATCGGTTATCATTGTATATACGTAGTATCGCCTGGATAATTGTTAAAAAGCTCTTCTGCTTTGTATAATGAATCCATAAATCTCCATCTCTCACGTTCGTCTCTAATTGAGTCTTTTTTTGTGTAAGTCATAACACTATCACCTACGATTTCCCAAAATATAACATTTGTATCTCTATCTAAATACTCATATTTATCCCATAAATTTTTTTCTAAACCCATTATTTTGATTTCTTTAGGTTCTTGACTTTTACAAGATGCTAAGCAAATAAATAATACCCAAATTAAATTTTTCATTTCCACAATACTTGAATACAAATTAACAATAATGCTAAACACAAACTAACTGCTGTTTTTGGTGTTATACTTTCTCCAAAATGAAAATTTACACAAAGAGCATAAATAATCATTCCAACCCCAAACCCAATAAACCTAGCAGGCCAGAGTAAACCACCAAATCCGCTAACAGCATATTTAGTTCCCCAAATGTAAAATAGTGAAATAATAGCTCCCATACAAGCTACTAGGATTTCGTTTTTTCTAAACCAATCTGTTGATTTGAAAAATTGACCGTTTAATTGGTAAAATGTGACGAAGTGAGCGGCAAAAAACCAAAACACTCCTAGGAGTAAATCTCTAATAATCATAACTTTGTTTTTTTAAATAACTTTTATGCTATTGGTGTACCTAACATTATTTTTTCGTGGAACGTACCACCAATTTTTCTTCTATACGAACCATCTTTATTCATTATAACTTCTTTACCTTCAAGTGCTTTTTTAATTGTTTCTTCATCTGTTACTTGAGGCACACCTGCTTTTAATAAAATATCTTTAATTTTTCCAGATACTTCAACATAAAATCCAGGTTTTTTCAATCTATCTATTTTGTGAGTAATAACTGCTCTTTTAGATGGAGATGTACCATCATGACCTGTTGCCACAAATTTTTCACCTGCTTTTTTCTGCTTAGAAACATTAACAGCATCTAATTCAGGATCATCATCTAAATCAATAACTTCATATTCAGCTCCTCTACCTACTTCTTTACTAACATCACCTACACTACCATAATTAGAATGACCACCTGGTAAGTAAGAGTAAGCATTAGCAATTAGAGTGAATATATCACCTTCGTAATCTGCTAGTTCTGCTTTACTTAGTTTTTGCCATTTACCTTTAGGTAATTCTTCTGCTTCAGCTAAGTATAGGTTTTTAAAGTATTTTGCTAAATCAAAATGCATTAAACTTCAACTAATTGAGTTTCATCATATTCTGCTTCCTTACCATCTGGGAATCTAACTGTGTAAGCTATTAGGTCAGATGCAAACATCTTTCTCATGTCAATAACTGTTAAAACATCACTACCACCTTCAAATGTTACTTTATCACCTATTTTAAATTTAGCTTTAGGAATTGGTCTAGCCATAATATCTGCCATTGAGTATCCATCTACTTCATTAACTCCTTCTTCAAAGCGATCTCTATTTCTTAGGATAATATCTCTTAATTCTTCAGCTCTTGCAATAGCATCACCAAGCTTGTTTTTTACTCTATCAAAGTCATTAAGCTCAGCTGCTCTTTTAGCACCATCATAAGCATCATGGAATGAATCATCACCCACTATATTATAGAGACGTCTATTCCAACCTTCAGCTTTGAGTTGGTTTTTTAAACCATCTATAAACCCTCTTCCGGCAGCATTACGTTTAGTCATAGCATCATCAGCCATCTTAATAATAGCTTGAAGGCCATCAATAATATCATTTATTTGTTCAGGTGAACCTAAACCCCAAGTGCCCTCATGGATTTTACCTTCTTTCATAACCATAGCTTTAATATCATCTATGTTAGCCATGAAAAGATCAGCCTTCATAGGCTCAGGAAGATCATCCAAATTACTAGCATAAAAATCAATTAATCCTATTGGATCTACGAATTCAGCATCCCCAGCTCCCAAGATTCTATCTGCGTAGTCAGCAGCAATTTCCTTATTTTCGTTTAGAAATTTTCTAAATCTAATTAATTCTTTCATTTTTAATCAATTATTTTATTATACATATCAATAAAAACATCAAGTGGTACTCTATGGCCCATTTTTTCAACATTTTTGATGTCTGATTTTACCCATCTATCTTTAACATGATCTTTAAGCCATTCTAACGTTTTTTTAGGTGGAATAACAGTATCTTGATCACCTAACACAACTGTAAACTCTTGTGGGAAATGTTGTTTTACAAAATCTGGAAATGCTGGCTCTAATGTTCTAGAATGTAAAGCTGGATTGAAAGCCAATACTGGGATTTTGTAAAGCGAACCTAAAATAAATGCAGAATAACCACCCATTGAAGATCCAATAATATAATCGGGTTTAAATTCATTTGTTGTTTTGATTAAAAAATCAAAAATATCTGCCCTTGTATAATCTAATTCGGGGGCGTGAACAAATGCTTCTTTTGATAGAAAATCCACTTTTTCTCCACCTTGGGGACTTTCTAAACCATGTAAATATAATATTTTTTTCATATCTGAACGTATGCCTAAATATACGAAAAAATTATTGCTTCTCCAAATTTTTTAATTGAGATTTTTTTTGTTTTTTGATTTTTTTTCTATTTCTTCTAAACGCAATTGATTATCTAAACTTAAAAACATACACATTCTTTTTAATTGATCCGGGTTTTCATAAGCCATAAAAGCTAGATAATCATCATCCATTGTATAAAATATGTCACTAAAACTTAGTTTATCAAACATGGAATCATTTTTTTTATTTGCCCTGGCCACGGTATTGTTTTTTATAATTAGTTGCGTTTTTACTTTTTGAAGTTTTTGTTTTAGCATGAATGCCTGGTCTTTTTGTTTTAGAACCTGCATTATAAGATGATAATGTTAATTTAGCCATTTACTTTAAATTTTTCTTTTAAGTTGTTAATTTTAATTATATGTTGTAACGATGATACATATGCATCAGCTTCTGCATATTGCTTATCTAATAATTTATATAGTTGTTTTTCTGTTTTACATTTATAGGCATATGTTGAATACCATAAAGCATAATCCATTACTGATTCTTGCCAATTATTGTAATAAGCATGACCATATTGGGTTCCTTTTGCTAAATTTAACCTAACTCTAGCTTCTTTCATACCAAATAAGTTATGGTTTTCTTTAAATATTTTAGAATCATAATGTCCTGTTTCTAATATAGTTTGAGCTAATACAATATGTGGGAATTTAAAATTTAATCTTTCAATTTCCTCAATTAGCTTTTCTTCTGTGAATTGATTTAATTCTTCTACGATTAGAACCTTTTCTGTTTCTGTAATATACTCTGTTTGGGGTGCATTAGTTAACCCTAAAAATATAAATAATGTAAAATATACTAATGCTATTTTTAAGAAAATTTTAGGATAATTTACTAATTCATATTTTAATTTATTACTATTGTATTTATATAGTTTCATAATTATTGTTTTAGAAATTCAATTGCTTTTTTTATTCCAGCACATGCTTCATAATCCTCATGATAAACATGCGTTTCTAGATTAGTTTCTAATGTTGTAATAAAGTCATCTCTGTTAACTGTTATATCAACAATTGTGTCTTCTTCTAATAGATGGATTTCTAGCACATGAATATTTTTTCTTTTAGTTGTTAAATTTTGAAGTATTCCTTCTACTATTCCTTTTGAAATACTCAAATCTTTATTTTTTATCCTTTGCTCAAATTCTTCAGTACTATTTACTACTATTGACCTTGCCATATTAAAATTTATCTAAAAATTTTCCTTTAATTTGTTTTGATTTTAGTTTTTCTGACTTTTCATCATTTTTCAGCATTTTAGTTGCTAATCTATCTAAATGTTTAGATTTGATCTTATCATAGTCTCTGACTATCTTATCATGTTTTTTATGCTTCATAATCTTGATACAATATTTAATTCATCATCATCATCTTTGTCCAAACCTAATTCAATTAATCTTTGTTTTTGATAATCATCTAATTCCCACTCAACTTGACCTTGATTTACTGGGACATGATCTTCTATTCCTTGAATTTGTTTTTCTGTGAAGATATCCCCAACTGTAAGAAAATAATGATTGTAACACAGCAACTCTATGTTCTCCTTCCTATAATTTTTTTTATTTCCATCTTTAAAATGAAGGAGTAAGGGCATTTTATAATCTAGAACTCTACGCTCACTGAATCCACACTGAGCACATTCTTCTAATAAATATCCCTCAGTTATAAGTCTATACTTGATTTTTTCAGGAGAAAAAGAAGTAGCATTAGCTCTACCCTCAATAATATCTATTAAAGCTGGTTCTTTGCCGTTTCCCCGTAAAAATTTTGGGATTCCTTTACCTGATTGATTTTTATGTTGATCAAAAAGAGTTTTAAATCCTTCTTCATTTGCCTCATAAATCTTAGCCCACTTCTTATAGTGTTGGTAAGATACGTTTAAATATCTAGCTGCAGCCATATTAGACTTAGTTTTAGCCATAGCAGCTAAAATTTGCTCTTTTGTAAGTGGATTTGGTTTAGGCATATTACTCTCCTTTTCTCAAGGACTTAGCTACTTTACTACTAGCTTCTTCTGTTCTTTGGTATTTATCAAATTGTTCAGGTGTCATTATAGCAATGTCATTGTAAGTATGATCGCCTGATCCATGTACTGTTGAAACTGCTCTATAAGCTCCTACTTCTGAGCAATTAACACACACCTTGTATCCGAATTTAGTCAATCTTAATTCAGGCATTGGCTCTCCACAAGCTATACAAGGTATCATTTTTAAATTATTCTTATTCATAGTCATAATTATACGTAACCTTTTAAAAATTTTACGTAAATATACGAAAAAAATTTCAGGGATCCAAATTTATTGTGGAGATCTGTGTTTTATGAAATAAAATAAGTCTTTAGAAGTAATTAAAGAAAATCGTTTTCCTTTTTCATCTTCAAAGGGTACAATTTTTCCATCAGGGTTGAATCTGTCTAAAATATACCACATTATTAGATTAAATGCTTCTTCCCCGTAACTTATTTTTAATAGTGATTCTATAACGAACCAAAGATCTTCTTTTGATTTAGTGAGATCAATTCCTGAAAGTTCAAATAAAGCTTCATCATCTTTGTGTGCTGCATCTAATTTGTCTATTAAAGCACAAAACACTATTTCTTCATCTGCAACTAAATTATCTTTTAAAATTATATTGTCACCTAAAATTAAAGTAAATACTTTTTTAATATCTTCTTTATCGTTCATATGGTTCTACTTCAAATATCTTTTTAAAATCTTCTAACCCCATTTGCTTAATCCCACTTGCTAAAATATAAGCTTCTTTAAGTGATTTAGCTTCAATTATTTGAATTGGTTCTTTAGCTGTGTTTGATTTTGAAAAATATTTGAATTTCTTCATAATTTATTGGTTTTAATAATTTTTTTAATTGTGTCACACATTTCATAATTTTCTTCACTAATGTAATATTGTGTTATGTTCTCTAAAACATCTTTGTAATATGGTTTTTCGACTTCAACCATTAATGACAAATTAAATATATTAAATAATTGAACCTTATCCAAATTATTTTTTATAGCATGTTTAATACTTTTTAAACTATCTTCAACTATAAAACTTTTCCACTCATCAGTATTTGATAATTCTTTTAAATCTTGTTTGCTGGTGTAAATAAGTTCTAGATTTGTTATTTCTCTTTCTTTTTCCATGATGTATGGTATTATGGGGTTCAGTTATAAATATTATATAACTTCAGACTCAATGTCAACTTGTCCTAATCCCCAATCATTAGTGTTTCGAGTTTGATTAAAATTTTCAACCCACTTCCAAGGATCATTATAAGCTTTATTATCGCCTTTGTAAGCACCTTTATTTTCTTTATCGCTTACTCTAGTACCATCTTCCTTAGTAAAATATGCTCCGTGCTCCATATGAAATAAAGCTGGCTCGTATTTTACTTCTAATTTAAATTTATGTAATGTTGCTTTTTTCTGTACATTAGTATCTACATAACAAGCATAAATCATTTGTTCCTCAAATCCTTTTATACTTTCCCAAACTTTTCTATGAGCTATTTGAAAATCCCCACAACAATTTATTAAGCTATAATTATCGTTAGGTGTTACCTTAGCTGGGAAGTATCTAGGAGGGATGTTTTTTAGTTCATTTCTTATCTCTTTATAATTTTCATACCCCCATTTATACACTAATTCTTTTGGTGCTTCCCTTCTAGAAATTGTGTAAAAAGTATCTTCATCTAAATTACTAATTAGATTTTCTAATTCTTCCCTTGAAGGTGGAATAATGTCTATGTTAGTTGAAACTATCCAATCTGCATTACTTCTTTTTATAGCAATATTTCTACTAATAGCTTCATTACATTTTTGGGCATTAGGATCCTTAATAATTTGATCTACAATTTCAGATGGGATACAATAATGACGAATTTTACCTTTTTTAGGTAATTTGTCTTCAATTTCCCACATAAAAGATCCTTCTGTTGAATTCCAATCAACATAATTTACTTCATCAAATGAATCAATCATAGATTTAAAATGGATTATACCCCTTTCAAAATCTTTGTAACCATCATTTCGATTTACCGTAACGGATGCTATTTTAGGCATTTTGCTCATAATACTCAATTGTTTTTCTTAACCCATCTTCTAATGTGGTAAAATTAAATTCTTGTAAGTGAGTATTAACTAATTTTTTACTAGGAGAACCTACAAAAGCTTCAGTATCCCATTCTATTAAATCGTAATTATAACCTACAATATCACAAATGGTTTGGGCATACTCTTTTAATGTATGGGTTTTACCTGAAGATAAATTGAACATTTTAGGAGCATCTGGGTTGTTAATACATGCTTTTATAATATTAACAGCATCATCTATGTAAATTAATTCTCTTTCTTGAGTGCCATCACCCCACAATACAACTTTATCACCTCCATTTTTAGCTGTTACTATTTTCCTAATTAAATCAAATATAAAATGTCTATCTTCTAAATCATAATCAGGACCATAAAACACAGAAGGAATTAGGTAATTGTAGTCCATCATAAATTCTTTTTTTAGAGCTTTTAACCCCACAAGCAAATTACGCTTAGACATTCCATAAACTTCATATCCTTTTTCAGGTTCACCTACCAAATAATTACTTTCAGTTTTAATTACATCATTATTATAACCACATGAAGATCCAAAAGTAATCATTGTTGCTCTTTGTTGGTATTGTTGCCAATAAGCCAACATATCTGTATTAATACTATTATTAACGATCCACTGTTCGCCTGGGTGTGTTTGGCAGTATCCTCCTGCTGCTGTTTTGACTGCTAAATGTATTATAACATCGTAATGATCTTTAGGTAAGTACCACATGCTACTAAATCTACTAGAATTTAGTGATTGTACTTCATGATTGTCTTCATTAAGTGATTTTACTAAGTGCCTGCCAACGAATCCAGTTGCCCCTGTTACTAATATTCTCATATTATAAATTAGTGTATTTTTTATTATTATCTGTTATTACCATTGAGTAAGCCTTTTTTAACTCTTTAATACCATCATCAATTGTGTAAATGGGTTTCCATCCATAACTTTCTAACTTTTCATTAGAAACTATGTAATCTCTATTATCAAAATCAGATGAAAATTCATTTTCAATTATTACTAAGTCTGGGTAGTGTTCTTTAATGGTTTCTGCTAATTCTTTTTTATTTAAATTAGCATCTGATAACCCTACATTAAATACTTCCCCATTCATTTTATCATAATTTTCTATACAAAATAGAAATGTTCTAGCTATATCACGAACATGAATGTAATTTCTTTTAAACTGTGATTGGAACAAT